ACATCATCCCCATTGCACCAGCACCACCAGCGGCTGCAACTATTGCTGCTAGCCATCTGTGAACTGATGTCTTCATATCGTTCTCCCACATTTCGTGGTGGGTTAAATGATTCGTAAAAAGAGTTTCGAACTTATCCATTCTATTATAGATGTTCTTAATCCTTTCGTCCATTCGAATCAATAGTTCTTCTCTTTTTTTATCGTCCATATTATCTTGCTGCCTTTATATGTTCTAAAACTTCTTTTAGTTTTGCTCGTATTGCGTCTATATCCGCATCATCTGCTATTGTATAATCTTGTATTTCTGCCATATTTAATACGTCCATTCTATTAATGCACTTGATTGTGCACGTTGATTACTACCTGCTGTAGGGGTAATAACTCCTGTTATTGTATCTCCAGCTTCCCACTCATATCCTATCAAACCAGTTAAGTCCTCAGCACTACTAACAGCATTAGTGAATCGTCCTGCATCATCAGAATGGGTTGCGTCACTTTGCCCTGAAGTACTTGAACCTGACAATACAATTGTCATTGGTGGTGTACCGAGACCACTTAAACCCCCATCTGTCTTCATTGTCCACGCAACTATTTTACCTTTTGCTGGCATTAACGCTCTATGATTAAAAACATCACTTTGGTTGCTGTTACTAGAAGACCAACTAATATATGTACCTTGACTGTTATCTAAATTAGAGTGTCCAAAAATCCAAGCTCCAATTTGTTTGATTGCATTGTTGTTGATTGCAGGGCTTCCTGAGGAGTCATACATCATTACACTTGTAGTTCCTGATTTTACTATAAGTCCGCCACCATTATTTGTTAAACTACCATAAGTTGTACCAGCATCTTTAAGTACAATGTCACCACCATCAGCATCTAAATTAATGTCATTACCACAGTCAATAGTCATAGCGTTGCTGTTGGACATAGTATTAGCACTAAATGAATAATTACCTGTACTTGCACCACCGCCTGCGTATGTGCTTATGTCTGACGCAGGAATCAATTTCATGGTTCCCCCATCATTCACAATGAATCCGTCATTATCACCAATAGTTATTGAACTTCCTACTGATGTACCACCATCTAATAAATTCAATTCACCTACTGTAGCTGAAATACCATCAAGCGCGTTAAGTTCTGAAGCAGTGGCTGTACAACCATCTAATATGTTAAGTTCAGCAGCTGTAGCTGTAACTCCATCCATAATGTTAAGTTCAGCAGCTGTAGCTGAAATAGCTGTCCCATTAATTTTAAAAGAGAGAGCATCAACAGCCTTATCAAACACAAAAGTATCTGCACTCTGGTCCCAAGTCAATCGACCATCATTACCACTAGTATTAAAATTAAATACAACATCTGAGGTTGTACTTTCACCAAAATCATGTTGGTCAGAATCATAAGTTATTATACCATTAGCACTTATCAATAAATCAGCAGGTGTAGTAATTTTTAAATCGTTTGCAGAATTTGAATGCATGAATATGTCAGTAGCTCTAAATATTATCTTTTTATCGGTTGCCATAGTAATATGGTCTCCCATAGCTAATGTACTTGCCATATCTACAGCACCATCAATATCCACCACATCTAAATTTGTTGTACCATCTACATCTAAATCACCATTAAAATCAGCATTACCTCCTAAAGTTAATGTAGTTGCCATATCAACTGCGCCATCAATATCAACTACGTCTAAATTAGTAGTTCCATCTACGTCTAAGTCTCCGCCAACAAATACTTTCTTTGCTATACTTGCTCCACCTTCTACTCTCAATGCTCCCGTATCACCAGAATCATCAGAGGCTTCTGTGTCGTCAGTTATATCAAGAACTCCTGCAATAGTTTTATTACCTGAAGTTAAAGCAGTTGCTGTGGCTGCATTACCTGATGTGTCTTGATTACCACTTGTATTTACACCGGGTAAATTAATATTAGCAGAACCATTAAAAGATACTCCTCCTATATTTCTAGCAGTTGTTAAAGTAGCTGCACTACCTGTAGTGTTTTGATTTAGTGTTCCTATATTGTTTTCTATATAAGTTTTAAGTCTTGACATGGTAGCCTTTCTTTCTGTACTGTTTGCACCATTGTCAACAATGAATAAATCAGCATCGACAAGAGCCTCACCTATATCTGTTGCACCGTCAATATCTAAGGCAGCAACATGAACTTTATTTGTAGTAGTGATTGTAGAAAGTTTACTATCATCTATAGAACCTGCTAACTTAGCGTTTGTTACACCACCGTCAGCTAATTGAGTTGTATCTACACCACCATCTGTTATCTGTATATCATTAGCGTTAGCTGTTATACCTGTACCACCAATGACATTCACTGTAGCATCACCAGATGTAGCACCACCTGTCATACCAGTACCTGCTACGACAGAAGTTATATCTCCACTACCACTGCTTACTGCTGCAAAAGATAAGTTACCAGAACCGTCTGTTTTTAAGAAATGTCCACTGCTACCATCTGAGGTTGGTACTTTGAAAGCAGTGCCACCAGATGTTAGTATTAAATTACTTCCATCAGAAGAAACTGATTCATTCGCATCTACAAATTGTAATGTAGGTGTTCCACCACCAGTTTCAGTTAATTTTAATCCTACATCGTGAACGTGTACAAGTTGAATTTCCTCATTCGCACCAAAATGGATTTCTGCGCCATCTGCGTCTAAGTCTACATGCCCATCACTTGGATTAACTCTAAAGAAAACAGTACCATCGTCTTTTATTCTAAATGTTGAACCATTGTCTGTAATGTCTAATTCAATATCATCACCACAATCCAATCTAAAATCACCGCTAGTTGATATGGTCATATTTGTTCCATCACCAGTTATAAATTCACCATTATCACCAAAGGCCAATCTATGTCCGGAACTAACCATTGCCGTGTTATTAGAATTTGAATGTGTAAGTGTAAAGGGTTGTGCGTTTCCTATTTTGAATATAGCACTGTTAGAGAGAAGGTCTAAATCATCACCTATAACTGCACTTTTTGCTACAGAAAGACCACCATCGGTTTGTAATGAACCGTCAGTTGTGGATGTTGCTTCTGTCGTATCGTCAGTTTTAAGTATTCCAGCAGCGGTAAAAGCACCTGTTGCCGAAGAAACTGTAATATTTGCACTACCATCGAAAGACACTCCTCCTATAGTTCTAGCAGTTGCTAAAGCTGTTGCAGTGTCTGCATTACCTTCTAATGCACCATCGAATTTTGTTGCTTCTATTTCTCCAGAAGCTTTCATTATAATTACAGGTGTTTCATTATTTGTTTTAAATTTTATTTGATTATCGGTTGAAAAATCAATTTGATTGTGTGAGTCTCTCCCTACAACTAAACTTGAATTCAACATAGAGGTAACTGTTGTTTGTGCAGCTGTAACTGCTACATCATTAGAGTTAACTGTTATACCATCACCAGCACCTACAGTTACAGTAACACCACCTGAACTACCACCACCAGTTAAACCATTACCAGCTGTAACACCAGTTATGTCACCTGTATTAGTAGTATAACCAGCGCCATTTGTTATAGAGTTGTTGTTTAAAGATATATTAGCACTACCATCGAAAGCAACGCCTGCAATAGTTTTAGTTGCTGCTAATTTGGTTGCAGTAGCTGCATTACCTGTTGTGTTTTGATTACCAGCTGAGTTTACACCGGGCAAATCAATATCATCTGAACCATCAAAAGAAACTCCTCCTATATTTCTAGCTGTAGCCAAAGCTGTTGCAGTAGCTGCGTTACCAGACGCATCACCTGTTAATGCACCAACAAATCCAGTAGCAGTAATCTTACCAGTGCTTGGATTGTAAGTCATATTACCGTCGGCTTCAACACCAATATTACCAGAGCCTGCTGCACCAGCACCAAAGAGGATTACATTATTCTCATTTGTATCCTCATTATCTGTAACTGTAACAGTCGTTGCAATTGCTGCTGTGCCACTAGTGTTTTGATTTAAAGTTGGTATATTATTAGCATGAATTGTTGCAGTGGAACTTATATCATTGTCCCATCTATAATGTTCAGCTGCTACAAAACCACTAAGAGAGTCATGAACAGGAGGTGTGTATACAAAAACACCTGTACTGTTATTGTAAGCTATAGCTCCATCACCTGAAGCAGAACCTTCACTACCTACACTTAAATCTGTCAAGGCTATACCAGTCATAGAAAATTCTTGAGCGTTACCGCTGTCATCACCGTAAAATAATTTACCATCAGCTGTGTTAACTGCTAATTCACCAGTAACTAATTCGTTATCTGCGGGTGTGTTGCCTGCCGTATCGTCGTTTTTAATTATAATTGTGTTGACCATTTTTTTCTCCTTGTGGTAAATACACCATCATCGTCAATGACTCCGGTGTATTTAAAGTTTGCGGTTATCTAAGCTTAGAAGCTTCCACCGTCAATAGTTGCGTTGTCTATAGCACCACTAGCTGCGATGTCTATACCACTGTGACCTGATACTATGAATGCTCCATCTACTGTGATAGTCATGTCAGCTGCGTGAGCTGCATCATCAACAGTTGTTATACCGAAGGCACCGTGGGTTCCAGCGGTCATTGTAACTGTATCTGAAGATGAACCAGTCATAACAATAGATTTAGCGTCAATAGACACATCATCTACTGCTAATGCACCACCGGTTATAGTACCAGTGGTTGTGATTGCAGAAGAACCATTGTCAATGCTACCAAACCCTGAAGTAATAGAACCTGAGTTCAAAGCACCAGTGGTTACAATATTTGAGTCACCTGCTGCAGGTGCTCCACCTATGTCACCCAATACTTCGGATGCACTTCTACCTTCGATAGCTGTACCATCTACTCTTAAGAAGTCATTATCTGCAACTCCGCTTGTGAATTTAGGTACGTTGTTGTTCGATATACCTGTGGATAATGTTGCAGTTGTTGTGATAGCAGTTCCATTCAATGTCATGGCGTCTGCTTCTAGTGTTCCGTCAATGTCTGCATTTCCAGATATATCTAAACTTGCTCCATCTATTTCACCAGCTACAGTCATTACGCCGTCTGCTAGTGTAATTAAATCAGTGTCATCGGTGTGTCCAATCGTTGTTCCATTTACTATTACATTATCAACTGTTAGAGTTGTAAGTGTTCCTAGAGAAGTAATATTTGGTTGAGCAGCTGTTGTTACAGTTGCTGCCGTTCCAGATGTATTACCTGTAACGTTTCCAGTGATGTTTCCACTGAAAGTTCCTGTGATAGTACCTGCTTTCAAATCTTCAAAAGATGAACCATGTTTTAATTCTACACGGTTGGCAGTTGCGTTGTATTGGAAAGTCACATCATCTCCACTACCACCTTCGAATGTCAAACCAGTTGCGTCTGCAACTTCACTACCTGAATTACCACTACCTAAAACAATGTTGTGGTCTTCTACGGTCATAGTAGCTGTGTTAACTGTGGTTGTAGCACCTGAAACAGTCAAATCTCCAGTAACTACTAAGTCACCAGCTGCAGTAGTAACCGAAGAACTTCCGTTTCCGATTGTTACATCGATTTCATCTTCTGCGCTACCGTCTGTTAATATAAGACCGTTTTGGAATTCACCATCATGTGTAGCTACACCTAAGGATAATTTACCTCCTTCTGCACCGTTTGATGCGTCAGCTACAGATGCTGTTATTTTTGCAAAAGTAGTTTGTGCTTGTGCGTCATCATCAGCGACGAACTCAATTACTCCTGCAACATCGTTGTCTGCTCCTGCTGCACCTTTGTCTTTGACAAGTCTCATACGTGCACCATTTGCGTCGTTGGTTGTGTTTTTAATTATAAGTAATGGGTCTGTACTATTAGCTGATTGGAAAGTAGCTGAATCGGCAGTGACAGTAAAATCTCCTACTCCTGTAATTGTAGTTGCTGTTAATGCACCTGTATCTAAAGTGCTTGAACCATTATCAATGTTTCCGAACCCTGATGTGATAGAACCTGAGTTCAAAGCACCAGTAGTTACAATATTTGAACTACCTGCTGCAGGAGCTGCAGAAATATCACTCAATGTTTCAGCAGCAGTTCGACCTTCGATAGAAGTTCCATCTACTCTTAAGAAATCGTTGTCAGCTACGTTTGCGTTTGCTACTAGTACATTTCCGTTTGATATACCTGTTGATAGTGTTGCAGTGGTTGTAATTGCAGTTCCATTTAATGTCATAGCGTCTGCTTCTAATGTACCATCTATGTCAGCGTCACCACTAACATCTAAAGAACCTGCATCTAGTTCACCAGTCAGTGTAATATTTCTAAAACTTGCTGCGTCTTTGTTAGAATCTACTACGACTGCTTTACTTGCTGCTACGGTACCAGCTGTGATACCGTCAAGTTGTTCTAAATCTGCTTCAGACATTGCTGCACTACCAATTGTTAAACTGGTTGCACAGGTTATCGAGCTGTTAAAAGTTGCTGCTCCAGCTGCACTACCATCTAAAGTTAAAAATGTAGTGTCTGAGCCTCCGTCTGTTCCTTTAAAAATGATGTCTGTATCATTTCCTTGTGCGTCTAAAGTTATATCACCTGCGCTAGTTGCGAGAGTTACTGCAGCATCACCTGTTCCTATATCGTCTGCAACAACACTTGCGCTGACTGCACCAGTACCCAAACCTGCGATGTGTAACATCTGAGGTGTATCATCTGATGAACCAATGTATAACTTACCGTTGCCGCCGTTGGCACCATTGTTCAACCAAGCAAGCTCACCTGCGTTGAGACCTGTTGGTGCTGATGTTCCAGTTGCGGCACTTCTTTTCATCTGTATTGTATTTGCCATGTTATTTTTTTACCTTACTTAGAAGGTTCCTCCATCTATCTTTCCATTTGTTAGTTTAGCTTTATTGATTGTGATTTCATCCGTATTGCCACCGCCTCCGTCATCTGTAGTGTCTATACTACCGATTTCAGTACCAGCAGCATTGTTGAATACTATCTTTCCATCATCTGGTGTTACTACTACTTTATCGGGCATTTGGTTCTACCTCCAATTTTGCATCTAATCTTCCTCCGATTACACTCCAATCAAAACGGATTGCTTTGTTTGCGTTTGTTTTCACATAAAATCCGTCTTCTGTTTTCTTAGCTATCCATACATTATAGTTACCATAGGGTGTCAAAGATATTGTATATTCTTTGCCAACCATTTTGAACCAATAGTCCGGCAACTCTATTCCTACCATTCTTTTTTCAAAGTCCTTATCTGAAGCATCGCCAATTTCTCCCATACCTCTAGCATACATACCGTATTCAGGTCCTTCTAAACACCCGTATACTAAACGCTTATCCTCGTGTAAAGGATGTGGTATATTGAAAGATTTTGTTGTTGCTGATAAGTGACCTGTTATCTCTACTGCAGGATTTGAAGCTGCAGAATTACCACCTGTAACACTCAAAGCAGTTGTCCCACTGCCTCCAGAAGTGCCAGATAGTGTTAAAGTACCTGTCATAGTATCCCCAGCACTTTTGACCATAACGTCGTTGACTGTTATAGCTTGTGTACTTAGAGATAATAAACCTGTACCTTGATTATCAATAGTAACTGCGTCGTGAGTTGTATCACCAGTTGCTATATTTAAGTAACTGCTACCATCATTAGTGATTTGCCATCTATCAGTAGATTCGTTCCATCGTAGTGCTACGTTTGTAGAATCACCACGCTCTATCTCTACTCCAGCATTTTCACTAGGTGTACCAGTTACATCATTGTTTAATATAATTATATTATCGTTAATTGTTGTTTGAGTTGTGTTTATGGCTGTAGCAGTTCCACTAACTGTTAAGTTCCCTTCTATAACCATGTGTCCTTTTGAAGTTATAGTATCGTTGGTGTCTGCTCCTAATGTTACATCTCCACCAAGTCTATTTAAGAAAAGATTTGCCTCTTCTCCTCCACTTCTTGCTTGTATATCATTAGCGTCTATACCTAAGTTAGCTGCTCCATCGGCTCCAAGCTGAGCTATACCTGTACCATCGCTCAATGAAACACTAGAGCCAGATAAGCTTACTTCAAGAGGGACGGAGGGATTAGTAGAGCCTATAGCAAACTTTTGAGCAGATTTGTTACCATTACTGCTGTCAAGTGTAAGCATAGCTGTACTACCACCAGAGCCATACTTGTATAATATAACACCATCATCTAAATAAATATCTTTGCTTGAGCCATTGATAGCTCCTACTCTCAAATCGCCACCTATAGTTACCTTGTGTGTCACTGAATCAAAAGTCATACTGGTACCAGCACCAAAGCCATAGTTACCTGACCTGAATGCTTTGACTTTAGAAGAAGTTGAATCAGTATCTTCTTGTGTGAAGGCAGATGTATCTACACTTAGAGAGTTAATTTTATTAAAAACAGCAGCCTTAGTAGGTGCTGTAGTTTCTTCGCTACTCCAATCAGATGAAAATGCAGTGTTATCTACTTTTGCATCAGCTTTAGCTGTAACGAATTGTTTGGAGAGCAGCCTATCGTCTAGAACGAGACTATAATTTCTCCTTCCTTTCATGCGTTCGGCTCCGACGCCGCCTAATGGTTTTCCTATTTTTTTTGCTGCCATGTAATCTCCATGTAAAGTTGGGCGACTTGCTTCTACCGTAGCCGCCCTAACGGTTTATACTGATTCAAAAATTATTAAATCTAAGCTGATTTTACGATAACGCCAGCTTCTGGTCTAATAATCTTTAATCCGTATCTCATAGACATGTATGAGCCGACGATTCCGAAACCGGGGTTTGCTTCTTCGACGGTCATTCCGCGTCTTTCTACGTATGCTATTGGTTTGACAGACATGTCGAAAACACCGAAAGATGTCATAGGGACATAAGCATTAACGAAAACGTTCATACCGTATAATTGTCCAACTAATCCAGTTTTGGCTACTTCATCGACATACTCTAATCCACCTTTACCAGCGAAACCTTGGGTTGTAGATGAACCTCCAACTCCGGTACCTGATGCGGTAAATGGTGCAGTAAAGTCTGCTAAGTCTAATAGAACTTTGTAGTGAGATGGTGAAATCAAGATTGTGTCAGCGTTCAAACCTTTTGAAGCGATTAGCTCCATTGCTTGAGTCAAATCACCTAATGCTAATTCGGCTGTTGCGTTTGAACCTTGAGCAGACTCTGAGTCGAAGTAGTGTGAACCACCGTTTCCACCCATTGCGTTATACTCAGTTGTTGAGTATAGACCGTAATCTACCAATCTGTCTCCGCTACCCGGAGTCTTTCCAATGAAAGCACCGTGTGGGTTGTTAGAGAAAGATACTAGAGCGGTTTCTAAATCTGCGCTTGTGACACCTTCTCCGATTGTGGTCTGGGTTCCGCTTACGTTAACACCAGTTCCAAATGTAGCATCTCCGATACCGAATAAAGCTTTGATGAAGTGCTGTGTAACGTGTCTGTCAACTGCTCTTCTTGCTTCGTTCAATGCGAGTTCTACTTCAGAGAATCTTGAATCTTCAATCATTCTTCGGGTAACACCTACTGCGATACCCCATTCTTTAACACTTACACGCTCATTTCGCATATCGGTGTGTTGGAACTTTGGAGTTGTTCCTTCTTCGATTTGCTCCATAACCATGCTTTGTTTTGCGAA